CCGGCGCCCGGTGCCACCCCCCCCCCCCCCCCGGGGGGGGGGGGGGGGGGGAGGATTTCATCATGAGGTATAGCAAAGAAGAATTGATCTCGCTTCGTAAGGCGGCCATGAAGTCTGAGTCACTGGTGACTCGTAAGATCAAGCGTATGGCTAAGGGCGACAACGGAATTGACATTACGGGGATGGAGTACGATCCCCGCGTAGGCAACGATGCCATTTCAAGAATGAGTGGTGACCGACTCAAGAAACTCCTTGAGAAGCAAGCCTATTTCCGTAAAGCACACGTCGGCTACTACAAGGGTGCTCGCGGAACCGTCGTCACCCGTCAGTCATACCGAAACTACGTCAACTCGGTTAAGAAGATCAACCGTACTGTGGACGCTGAGCAGAAGAAGTACGAGGATGTCTACATTAAACCGTTGGGGATGACGGTTAAGGAGAGGCGTGCAATGACCACGCCCGCACACCCCGTTCACGGCACCGAAGCATATGACGGGATGAAGAAACTCAAGATCTACTCCCCTCAGCAACTCATGGGCACCGAGGGCGCGAAGATGATCGCCCTCAGGAATGACGACATTAGGCGTCAGTACACGTCACGTGAACTGGTGTCCAAGGCCCGCGGCTACATGAATCAGATGATGGATTTAGTTGGCGACGAGACAGCACGCGACAAGTTCAACTCTCTGTCTGATGAGCAGTTCTGGTTCATCTGGGCATATACCGATTTTCCTGAGGAGTTGTCGCTCAAGTATCTGGCGATGCAGTTGGCACAGCAGGTACGTGTCGGTGAGAAGGAAATGAGTTCGGGGATGGTGGACGCCGCGATGGAGCGTGGCGAACAGTCCCTGGGCCGTGCTATGGAGTACTACGAGTATGCAAAGACGCTCGATATCTGACGCTAGGTGTGCGGATTTCGAGACGACGACTAACCCTCTGGACTGCCGTGTGTGGTCTTGGGGAAGTATGGCGGTCAATGACTACGACGACTATGCGGTAGGGGTAGGGGTTGGCGCCTATGTCGCTTATCTATTGTCCGCGCCTAATGTGACGTTCTTCCATAACCTGGCATTCGATGGGTCCTTTATCCTCGATTACATTCTGAAAGATGGGTACAAATGGGTACCTGACAGGCCAGGTAAAGGTGAGTTTTCTACCGTCATTAGTAACATGAACAAGTTCTACTCAATCACCATCGTCTCTAAGAAAGGCGTCAAGGTAGAACTCAGGGACTCACTCAAAAAGATTCCCCTGCCCGTTCGAGACGTGCCTAAGGCATTCAACCTCGAATCGGTCAAGGGAGATATCGACTATGAGGCGGAGCGTCCCATCGGCTACCTCCCCACCAAGGAGGAATGGGAGTACCTGTACAACGATATCTACATCATGGCTCAGGCCATGCGCGTCATTCTCGCCAGTGGAATGACGAAACTTACCGTTGGAGCCGACTCCTTGGCAGAGTTCAAGGGGCTCCACGGCAAAGGATTCACGAGGACGTTCCCGGTCCTATCAAAGACCGTGGACGACGATATCAGGGCAGCATATAGAGGAGGAATCGCAATGCCAGCGAAGCAGTGGATACGTAAGCGTACGGGGCCTGGAATCGTGATCGACAAGAACTCGATGTACCCGTGGGTGATGAGGACCAAACCGCTCCCGTTCGGTAAGCCGTGGTGGACTGAGACGGAGGACCCTACTGCGGACCTGTACACACTCTCGATCACGTTCACCGCACGCCTCAAGCCAGGACACCTGCCCTGTATCCAGTTGAAGCGCTCGATCCAGTTCAATGCTAACGAGTTCCTTGAGTCGATCCCTGAGCCGACAACGGTAACTATCACGAGTGTTGACCTGGAACTGTGGATGGAGCAGTACGATTTGCAGATTTACGCGATTAGCGGCTATTGGAACTTCAAGGCTACAGAGGGGCTGTTCAACGACTACATTGATAAGTGGATGGCCGTAAAAGCGAACAGCACGGGAGGGGCAAGGACCATCGCAAAACTTCACCTTAACTCCTTGTACGGTAAGTTCGCCAAGAACACGGACGTCACCGGCAAGCGTCCCTATCTGGATGAGCACGGGACCATGCAACTACAGATGTGCGAGCACGAGGAGAGCAACCCTGTGTATACCGCTATGGGCGCGTTCATCACCGCCTACGCCCGTCAGGACCTCATTCGGTCCGCTCAAGCCAATTATGACCGTTTCCTGTACTGTGACACGGACTCGTTGCACCTCAGAGGGCCGGAGGAACCTGACCTGTACCTACATCCCACGGAACTCGGCGCGTGGAAGGTGGAGCACGACGGTCGCCCGTTCGATGACGCGGTGTTCCTTCGGGCGAAGCAGTACTGCGAGAGGTTCGGCGACCATGATGATGTTCACATTGCTGGGTTGCCTAACGAGATTGCAGCGAAAGTACGCCTTGAGGACATGTTGACGCCGCGAACTTGGGACGGTAAACTTGTGCCCACGAGAGTTCCCGGAGGAGTGGTACTCTCTAACACAACATTCACGCTCAGATAGAGGAGAAGAAAACATGGCACGCGTTAAGACTGGCTACAAGTCCGTTTCCGTCGTTATCCCCGAGGAGATCGCCGCCGCTCTCGATGAGGCTCACTGGACCCTGCGTCGTGAGGTCCCCGAGATTCTGACGGAGATTGTGGTTAAGGGCGTGGAGGAGATCAAGGCGAGCACCGGCAAGTGATCCGGGACGCCACGGGCTGAAACCCCTCGGACCTTGATGGACTGGCAATCTCTGGTTCTGTCTGGTCTCTCTCCGCAGTGATATGGTGGGTACGCAAGTACCCACCATATCTTTTTGTGCACAGAAAGGGAGAAAGATGGCATTTCTTGATGAGATCGGCTCCAAGTTCTCGGACGCTATGGGCGGTCTCGGTGAACTGCTGGGTGCGGATCACTCGGATACGTTGGATAAGCTCTCGAACATCTGGAACGAGATGACGGATTTCGCGGGCGGTTTTGACAGCAAGATGACGGATCTAAATTCCATGCTTGAGGAGAAGGAGAAGATGATCTCCGACCTCAAGGGGAAGAATTATGACCTGCTGATGGCTCAGCCGGGTAGTGACCCTAGTGATGCGGCGAATAAGTTGCCGGGCGAGGACGGTGCGGCCGATTACGAGGGTGTGACGTTTGATGACCTGATTTCCACTGATGACTCTGATGAGGAGAAGAAGTAATGGCACGCCGTTTTTATGGGAAGATTCGCAACGCGGATAACGTGAATATCCTGAACGCTATCCGCAATGATGCGTCTCTGGATTACCACAAGCGTATTCCGGCCGCGTCTAAGGGTAATGTGGCTGACGTTGCGGACGCTATTTTCAGTTTCCGTCCGCACAAGAATGAGTTCATTGAGTCCCTGATTAACCGTATCGGGCTCGTGTACGCGCGTAACGCTATCTGGTATAACCCTCTGGCGGAGTTCAAGCGCGGCACCCTTGAGTTCGGTGACACGATTGAGGAGATTCAGACCGGTATCGTCAAGGCGAACCACTACAACCATGACCGGGACTACCTTGAGCGGGATATCTTCGGGCGTGCGGACATTGACGTGGCTACCGCTTTCCACACCGTGGACCGTGAGGATTTCTACAAGATCACGATTGACGACAACACTCTGCGTCGTGCTTTCCTTGATCCTTCTGGTCTTGACCAGTTGACTCAGCAGATCATGTCCGCGCCTACCACGTCGGACAACTGGGACGAGTACCTGATGACCACGGCCCTTTTCCGGGTCATGGATAACAAGTACCCGATGTTCAACGTGAACGTTCCCGACGTGGCCAAGATGGACTCCACAGAGGACCAGGCACGCTCTCTGCTGCGTAAGATTCGCGCTACCGCGGGTAACATGCAGTTCCTCTCCACTCGGTTCAACGGGGCTAAGATGCCCGTTTCAGTGCGTCCTGAGGACCTTGTTCTGTTCGCTACCCCTGAGGTCAAGTCGGGCCTTGATGTGAACGCTCTGGCGGCCCTGTTCAACGTCTCCTATGCCGATGTACCCTCCCGTATTGTGGAGATTCGTCAGGAGGACGTGGCGATGAATGGTGTTCAGGCTTTCCTGACCACTAAGGATTTCTTCGTCATCGCGGATACGTCCCTTGAGACCACCTCGGAGTTCAACCCGATTAGTCGTCAGACTAACTTCTTCCTGCACCACTGGGAGATCATCTCAGCCTCCCCCTTCGCCCCGATCGTCAAGTTCTCCACCGCTCCCGATACGGCGCGCGAGACGATTGAGATTGCCGCTAACGTGGCTATTGATCGTATCCAGTTCGTGATTGACGGTAACGAGGCTGACGTGCGTAACGTCGACAAGTCCTCTGCCCGAATGGTCAAGGGTGGTACGGCCCAGTTGGAGGCGGTCCTGACCGGGCTCAAGGCTGGTCAGGAGGACATTGAGTTCACTGAGCAGTGGTCGATTGAGGGAAACAAGGACACGGGCACGACCATTGACAACGATGGCCTCATCTACATGTCCCCGAACGAGTCCTCTCAGTTGGTTGTGGTCCGTGTTAAGGTGTCGTGGATCGACCCGGCCACTGGCAAGTATGTCGTCAAGACAGCACAGTTGTCTGTTGTCCCGAAGGACAATGTGGCCGGCCTGAATGGCTGACGCCTCCTCTATACTGATGGGCACCACCTGCACGGGTGGTGCCCATTAGTTTTGGAGGAGATATGCCTACGATTAATTCACTGCCGAACGGGGCCTCGTTCGGGACTCAGTTCGATTACTCGGTGTGGGGGCCGGGTACTGAGGTCACGCTGTGTAACGTGCCGTGGGATTCTATGTACCGTGATGTGTACTGGTTCGATAGTCCGGAGAGGACTATTAAGTACATCCGTTCGTTCGATGAGACGCGCAATCTCCCGACAGTTACTATTAAGAACCTGACCTATTGCGCGCAGGGTGTACCGGTGCGCATTAATCTCCCGTTCAGTGAGGCGAACACGTTCAATTACCTCATTGTCCAGAACAGTGCTTTCCCGATCTCTCAGAAGAATCGGGCCACCACGTTCTTCTACTTCATTCAGTCGGTCGACTACATTGCACCGGAGACCACGCAACTCACTATCTCGCTCGATGTCTGGCAGACGTATCACTCGCTGGTCAAGTTCGGTTCGGCGTTCATCGAGAGGTCGCACTGCCTTGAGTACAGGGAGAAGGAGATCATCAAGGCTGGAAACGGTGATGCGGGGTCAATCTTCTCTAGGATGTGGCTGAAACAGCCTGAGTCTTTCTCTCTCGGTGAGCGGCACACTATTTACCGGAGTTGGTTCGGCAATATCAACAATGAGATGGTTAATAGTTTCAGCGAGCAGTTCGACTTTGTTGCAGTAATTATTTCCACGGTGAATCTCAACACTAATTTTGGAAATAAGAATGACCCGTACATGCAGACTGCTACAGGGTCCAATATCACCACTTCTGTTCCCCACCTGGAAACGCGGAATCAGGTTCTGTCTGTAAACAACGTGTCCGGTGCTACGTACTACATGTGTGACATTAAGGACCTGCCCGCAATCATGAAGGAACTGAGCGACGCTCCGTGGGCGTCTCAGGGAATTCTTGACATTTACTATATCCCTAAGCGACTCGTGATCGGTAACCAGATGTCTGGGAAACTAAGTGACCACGGGTTGAAGCTGGTTACTGGAACATATGCAAGAAAGAAGGTTGAAGTTGCCTATAACTTCATGCCAGATAAACTTCCCGAGTTCCTTAAGGCGAACGGTAATACCGTTACGGGAAGGAACCTTAAAAGGCTCAAGCGGTTCCTTAAGTTCTACACGTCCCCCTACATGTACCTAGAAGTGTCTTTCAACAACGGTCAGACACTCACTCTGGCACCTGAACTGCTAAATGACTGGAACTCAGTTAAGGTGAGTATGGAGTGCCACGTTCTTCCTCCGTCTCCGAGAATTGTCGGCTATGTGGCCGGCTACAATAGCGACAAGCACGACTCAACGTGGAAGACCGATACCGAGTACGTGAACGAGGCCGCTGTCATTGACAACTTCCCGCATCTTCCTGTGGTTAACGACCAGTCAATGATCTGGTACGCGTCTCACGCTCACTCGATCGCTCAGAACCGTAGTTCCGCGTCGTGGGGTATGGACAAGTCCATGAGGGCGGCGGACACCTCATTCGACGCCACGATGCGGGGTATTCGTACCGGTAATGCGATCATGAACAACAACCTCGGTGCCCAGAACTTGAATACCGCTCTAGCGAACACGGCTCAGATGGCCCATCAGCAGGTGAACAACGCTAACCGTGCTATCAGTGGTATTGGTGGGGCCGTTGGTACTGCGTTCAGCAATCCACTTGGCGCTATCGGCCAGTTGGGCGGGTACGTTCAGGGGCAGGTCACGTCTGACATCTCCACGTCGATTGACATCAATGCCCGCAATATGGGGAACGTGATTTCCCAGAACCTTACTCGCGCCAACCAGAGCGAACAGAACGCGCTAACCGGCACTAACGCGGCCGCTAACCGCGACCTTGCCAACTGGGCCGCTCAGGGCGATTATCAGCAGCAGATTGCGTCCATTAACGCCGCTGTTAAGGATTCTCAGATCACTCCCCCGTCCGTGTCTGGCGCTCAGGGCGGCGACGCTTTCAACTGGATTATGAATGGCGCCGTTATCTTCTGCAAATTAAAGATGGTCAGTACTGACGTCATCCGTCGTCAGGGCCAGTTCTGGGAGCGTTACGGGTACGCGTGCGATTTCTTCCTATCCAACCTTCCCGACAAGTTAAGGGTTATGGACCGTTTCTCCTACTGGAAGTGCAAGGACGTTCGCATCTACTCCTCCGCCTGTCCTCAGACCTATGTGGACACGCTTCGTGGCATACTGGAAAAGGGTGTGACGGTGTGGCACTCGCCGATGTACAGAGAAGAAAAGTTCGGGGATGTCTCCCTTGACAACGCCCCTATCAACTGGGAACCAGAAGGAGGATTCCTGTGAGTAAACCTGATTTTGTTGGAGAGTCGATCTACGCGCCGTTCCTGCGTGAGATGACGGTGGAGCCGGGGAAGATGCGTCGTGAGGTGCTGACCCGGATGTACGCGCGCGTACTGTCCGAGATGTGTATGAACCGGTATCACTGGACCGGTCTTCCTGAGGAGATTGACCCGAGGTTCCTTGAGATGACGTTGTTCTCGCAGGGGCTTAGCGTGTTCTTCTGGGATGAGGAGTTCAACCGGTATTTCGCGTTGCGTGGCGCCGGTTTCGGTACGCCGAACATGTACAACAACCCGACTGAGTTCATCGTGTACGGGAACACCATGGTCAACAAGACCATGAAGGGTGACGCGTGTGTCCCGATCTGGAACAACTACCTGCGAACTGGTGACACGGATATTGTGAGCGTGTATGCGCGCCGCCTGTCCGAGATTGACACCACCACAGAGGTTGACCTCATCCATATGCGCGTGCCGGTCCTGCTGACGGCCGACACGAACGAGCGCAAGTCCGTCATGGATGCGTACAAGCAACTTGCCGAAGGAAACCCGATGATCGCTGAGGTGTCATCGGCTACCGGACTTGGGACGTTGCAGGACAAGATCGGGTCGATCTCCACGGGGATCGACAAGGACTACCTGCCTCACGTCATGGAAGCAAAGGTCAAGACCTGGAACGAGGCGCTGACCCTGCTGGGAATCATGAACGTCAACTCCTCGAAGAAGGAGCGGATGGTTGTTGAGGAGGCGTCCGGTTCCTCGGGTCAGGTTCTGGCTATGCGCGCCGTGAACTTGCAGGCCCGTAAGTATGCGTGCGAGTGGATCAACGCCAAGTATGGGCTTGACGTTGACGTTACGTGGAACCTGGATGACTCGGCAGGGACCACAGACATGCAGGCGTTGAATCCGATGACCGAGATGAATCCATTGGCGTCGAATGAGTCGACGAACTCAACCGATCTGGGAGGTCCTAATGAGTAATTACACGACAGAACTCAGGCGAATCAGTGAGCCCCTTATTGACGACGCCCTGTCACACTATCCCATTTTCTCCGAGGAGTACCGCAAAACGCTGAACTCGAAGATCAAGACTCACTTCTGGTTCAACGAGATCGGGCACGAGACCATTGACATCTTCCTATTCCAGTTGAAGGTGAAAATGAATGAGATCATGCCCTACTACAACCAGATGTACGAGGCCGAACTCGTCAAACGAGACCCGTTCCTCACCCTGCGGATGACCTCGAAGAACACCAGCACCGGCACTACCAGCGCCACAACGGAGTCCAGCGAGCACGGCAGTAGCACGTCCTCCACGGACGCCAAGTCCCGCGCCGTCCAGTCCGAGACTCCTCAGGTGATGCTGTCGGGCAACGGAGACTATGCGACCGGTGCTGCGGACTCAACGTCCCTGACGGGCGTCAAGTCGTCGTCGGACGGGACGGGCTCTCAGCGCTCCACGTCGTCTAGCGACGGGAGCGGCACGGGGACTCAGGAGGGTTTCTCGGGGTCTATGGCGTCGCTTATTCAGGCACATCGCGACGCGATCGTTAATGTCGATATGATGGTGATTGCCCAACTTGAGCCCTTGTTTATGCTTGTTTGGACGCCGCCTACTGACATGATTGGAGATACCTACTATGGCTACTGACCCCCGCGTATCCGCTATTGACGCGGCCCTGTACCGTCTTTCACCGCCCACAACACCCTATTCCACACCGTTCACCTACAACAACGGTCTAACCGTTCTGGAAATCCTTGAACGTATCCGTAAGGCCGTCATTGACACCATCACCTATGCTGAGGGATTCGGCAAAGAAGTGGAGGGGATGGTCAAGGAGATCAACAAGATTGCTGAGAAATGGGCCAAGGACTCGAAACAGAAGTTGGATGACTTTGAGTCCTTCCTCAACGATTCTCGTCGAAGTACCGATGAGAAGATTGAGGCGATGAACAGTCTCATCGAGTCGTTCAAGGCACGACTTGTAGATGCTCGTTTCGACCGTATCGAGAACGGGGATTACGTTGACGCTCCGATGAAGGACTCCTCTCGTATTCAGGTTGTCACCAAGCAGCGTGCGGAGAAGATCGATGCCGCCGTGGAGAAGGTCAAGTCAGATGTCAGGACAATTCTTGCAACCTATTACACGAAAACAGAAGCCGACGATAAGTTCCTTGAGGACCCGAAACTCACGGAGGGTGTTGTCTTCGGTTCATCTAACGCGACGATTGAAGCATCCCGCTGGACCGAGCAACTGTGCCGGGATATGGGCGTCAACCCGAATGTGTTCGCAATTGGTGGTGGCGGTTTTACTTCCACACCTGACAACAACTTCATTACTCAGGTGAATAATGCCCGGTCCCGGATGAGTGATGAGAAGAAACGTGCCACCAAGTACGTGTTCCTTATTGACATGCTGAACGACATTCGTGCTCAGAACTCTGTCACCGAACAGGCGGGCACGTTCTTCTCGTTGGTTCGACAGTACTTCCCGAACGCGACCATCTACGTTCTTCCGGTGACCTATAACGAGGCGTCGTTGAACGAGTACGTTCAGATGGCCAGGTCCTGTGTGTCTCGTACCTATGAGGTGATTAACGCGGGCAAGGCGTATGGGGCCATTGTCTGTGAGGGGTCTCGTTCCTGGCTGCATTTCGGTAAGGAGCAGGCTAAGTCGTGGGACCAGGGTGTGGACAATGTTCACATGACGGATGCGGGCTATCGTCACGTGCGGCAGTTGTTCGTGAACTGGATTCACGGTGGGCCGTCGTTCCTGAATCCTCCGTCCTATGATCTGCACCCGCTTTCTGCGAGCACGGTGGCACGGGACTATAACTACCTGAACTGTGAGCGTCACGGTGATTTCGTGAACATTCAGGGCACGTTCAGGGTTGCAGGCACCGATGTGGGCTATGACGCTAAACTCATGGACCTGCCGGGCTGGGCTCGTCCTTATGACGGAATGATGTCACCGATTATTGGCAACGACCGTACCTACAAGTACGTGTATGTCGCCAAGACTGGTGGCATGCATGCGGGTGACATTCTCAAGGCCAACCAGACCTATCAGGTGAATATGACCTACCGTATTTTCTAAGGGGGAACAAATGGCGTGGGATGAGACGTCGAAGAAAGTGGCGATCAAGGCAATCGGCACGGTTGAGTCGTCCATGAAGTACGATTCGATCAACTACAATGACCCGATCACTGTAGGAATTGCGCAGTGGTACGGTCCGCGAGCGGCCGACATCATCAAGAAGATGGGTGCCGCCCACGCCACCGAGTTCGCCGGTGTCGCCGCCTCACTTCGAAACGACCTCTCATCCCACGGCAACGACGACTGGTGGACCAACCGATGGCTCTCGCGCGCAGAGGGGGACTCCCTCATCCCGCTTCTGCGCGCGGGGGCCAAGGAGCAGGACGCGCAGTTGGTGGCCGACCTTGAGGGGTACTTCCAGGCGGCCCGTAATGTGGGGATCGACCCGAACACCAACACTGACTCGTTCATTCTCTGGTGCGTCGGCTACCACCAGGGGCCGAGGTACGCCATTAGGGTTGCGAACAATGTTGGTGGTAGTGCGTCACTGGAAGCGTTTCACCACGGTTTCCTTAATGACGGAGTTCTCGGCAAGTACCCAAACAGGTATAATCAGGCGTACCAGATCATTAAGAACAAGGACACCTCTGGTGTCTCCACTCCCGGCGCTGCGTCCCCGTCGCGTCCCGGTAACGGTGGTAGCGGCGGCGCCACCAACGGCGGCACGAACGCCGGTAGTGTCAAGAACGCGTGGTCCGACGGTAGCGGCATGCTGCATATCGCTACGACGTCGGGGACGGTGACCGCCTACCCGACGGGGAACTCTAGGCGTTGGCTGATGAGTGGTAACACCGTCAGCAACGGGGGTAGTGCCCCGACACCGGGTAACGCTGGTGGCGCTGCGCCGGCGCCCGGCGGGGGAGGTGGTGGCGGCGGTGACGCGGCGTCGAAGCGATGGGCGGTCTATAAGTGGTTGTATGACCGGCAGATGAAGTTCGCCTACTTGCAGGCCCCCGGACGTCTTAACCCGGACCAGTCGGGTTTCGGTGACTGTTCGAGCACTATCTACCGGGCCTACATGGATACGGTGGGCATCAATGTCGGGACATGGACGGGTGACCAGTACAACCGTGGGACCGAGGTCGTTAGGGGTTATGGTCACCCAACTGCTGCGCAGATTGCTCAGATGACCACGGCGGATATGATTGTCATTAGTTGGGGCGGGGGATATCCGCATACGGACCATGTGGAGCTGTACACGGGGGACGGTTCGCACACTATAGGTCACGGCGGACCGCGCCCCGGCCCTCACATTAACTCAATCTTTATGCTTGACGACGCTGCGTGGTGGACTGTCAGGCGTCACATCATGTAGGAGAGGGAATGGATAATCAGATCACACACTATTACGATTTCAGCCGTATCAGGTCATATAACGCGCGCTACCTCATGATCGTAGGCAGCCGCGGTACCGGAAAGACCTATGGTGCTAAGAAGATCGCCATTACCAACGCGATCAAGAAAGGCGAGCAGTTCATCTACCTACGTCGTCACCGAGTGGAGCAAAAGGGTCGTTTCACGTTCTTCGACGACATTGCGCACGAGTTCCCCGGCTACGAGTTCGCAGTGCACGGGAACGATGCTGTCATGCGAATGGAGGGAGACAAGAAGTGGACCGTTATCGGCTACTTCTCCGTGCTCAGCACGTCTCAGGCCCAGAAATCAACGGCGTACCCGCTGGTGACCACGGTGATCTTCGATGAGTTCATCATCGAGAATCCGCAGATTCGTTACCTGAATGACGAGGTGCGAGTGTTCAACAACTTCTACCTGACCGTTGACCGGTACAAGGACAAAACGACGGTGTTCATGCTCTCGAACTCAGCGAGCATTATGAATCCGTACATGCTCAAATGGGACCTGAGACCTAACTCCGAGTTCGTCAAGGCTGGAAACGGATTCGTCGTCTGCCACTTCGCGGATGACACACAGTTCCGCAATGACGTGGCGCGCACTCGCTTCGGAAAGTTTGTTATGAGCACCGATGAGGAGTATGCGAACTACGCCATTAACAATGACTTCAAGGACAACAACTCAGATTTCATTGGTAAGAAATCGGGTAGAGCTGATTATTATTGCACCATTCGGACTAAAAACGGTTGCTTCTCGGTGTGGACAGACCTTCCTATGTTCACCATCCAGGAATACCGCCCCAAAAAGGAGATGATGTACTGTATTGACCACAAGGTCATGAAGGAGGGTGATATCTATGTGAAACCAAACGACCGCATCATGCAGATGTTACGCAATAGATGGAGGAGAGGGCTTATCCTATTCGACTCCCCAAAGTCCCGAAACACTTTCACGGAGATATTCAAATGACAGCACATATTGATGTCGGGATAGTCGTCGCCCTCATCACCATCATCGGCACATTCCTCGCCGTCGGCCGCTGGCTCTACAAGCAGTTCCGGTCCTTGGAGAACCTCCTAGAGGACTGGCACGGCGAGGCCCCTAGACCCGGCGTGCCCGGTAGGCTAGGGGTAATGGAAAGGCTGGACAGTATTGAGAAGAAAGTTAATTCTGCCGCTTTTAATAGCCGGCCTAACCATGGCACAAGTGCTTTTGATGAGCACACCCGCCTACTGAACCAGATTCTAGAAAGGGTCAACAATGGAAAAGACAATTAACCTCCTCACCGCACCCAAAACACGCATGTGGGCCTACAACCTCATGATCGCCGTCATGGCATACCTCACCGTCAAGGGCTACCTCAACGGCGACGAGAGTGCCGCCCTCACCGCAATCGGCGCCGCACTTTTCGCCGTCGCATCCGTCAACACCGACCACACCCCCGGAAAGCACGAGGCCGAGTAATGGCAACAGCAGCAGAGTTCATCGGAGCATGCGCCGCCGAGGTCGGCCACTCCCGCTGGAACGAGGAGGATGCCGACAACACAGGCACCAGGTACGGGCGCGACTACGCCACCCGTCACGGCGCCGTATTCGGACAGAACGGTGTCCCCTTCTGTGACATGGGAATGACCTACTGCCTCCGTAAGGTTGGCGTCACCGACTTCGATTCCGCATACGTCCCCGCCCGCGTCAACACGGCCAGGTCCCGCGGCTGGCTCGTCCCCTACGGGTCAGCCCGACCCGGAGACATGGTCACCTTCGACTGGGACGACGACGGCGAGGACGACCACATCGGGGCAGTGGAGTCCACCGACACCACCGGCGTCAACACCATCGAGTTCAACACCTCCGACGAGTCCAACGGCAACGGCGGCATGGTGCTCCGCAGGCACCGACCCTGGAGCCACCTCAGCCACTGCATCCGCTACCCGTGGACCGACAGCGGCGTGGGCTCCATCATCCCCGCAGAGCGACGCCTAGAAGACGTACAGCGGGCCGTGGGCGCCTACCCCGACCACGTCATCGGCCCGGACACGCGCAAACGACTCCTGGCCGTCGTGAGCGCCTCGGCGTGGGGCGGCGCCTCGTTCCCGTTCGGCGTCCAGTACGTGCAGGGCGTCATCGGCACCGAGCAGGACGGCGTATGGGGCGAGGCCAGCGCCGCAGCCCATGACAGGACCGTGGAAGCCATCCAGCGCGCCCTAGGCGTAGAGGACGACGGCGTATGGGGCCCTGCTACTCAGGCCGCATGGCAGGCCCTCAGCGACGCTTCTGAGCAGGTCTGAGCACACAAAGTAAGGACCCCCCCCCCCGCGCCCCCGGC